AAAAGTCTTGGCGTACCATACTTAATTGTATCGTACCCAGAGAAAGGAGAATTTATTTATGACCCACGTTAAATTAATGGGAGAAATGGGAGAAAAATTTGGCTCTGAGTGGGAGTGCGTCGATACAAATATGCGCGACATACTAAAGTGTATCAATGTTCAAACAGAAGGATTACAAGAATATCTTTTAGATTGTCATTTAAAAAATATTGAATTTTCTATACAAAGTGGAGATACTCTTATCGAGGAGTTTCCAGAATTATACTTGAATGTAGCAAGAGATGAAGTCATAATTACTCCAGTACCTGCAGGTTCTGGTAAAGGATTAGGAAAACTAATTACAGGATTGCTACTATTAGCAGCAATGTTTTTTATGCCAGGAACTGCTGGATTCTTCACCAATGTAAATGCAATAGGTGGGGCGGGAACAGGAATAGGAAGTATGAGTGCTGCTAGTGTGTTAGGCATGCAAGGAGCAGGAGGTGCCGTAGTCTCTCTAAACATAGCAGGTTCAGCAGTAATGATGATTGGAGCAAACTTAGCACTTATGGGACTCGCAGAAATGTCAGCACCCGATCCAGATAAAACAACAGATGATCCTTCTTACTTATTTAATGGAGCCGAAAATCACATTGAACAGGGAAAACCTGTTCCACTTCTCTACGGAGAACTTACAATCGGAGGCGCTCCCATTTATCAAGGATACACACCAGGACTTCAAAATCAATATAAAAAAGGAGTTACTTTAATTGATGGAAATGATACAAACCATTCAAGAATTGGAACAAATCCATATAGCGGAATATATACAAATTATGCGACTTCAAATGCAGGAAGTCCATCAAATCAACCTTCTTCAGGATGGGTAGGAACAGGAAATAACACTTTTGATCAAGTAATTGATTATATAACAACCCCAAGCAGTGGACTTGCAAAAACTCCACTACCAGACGACATATTTGAGCAGGCAAAATAAAATGGCAGATAATTCATCAAAATACAGTACAAGAGCTTTTGGTCAAAAAAGCACAGTTGATTTAAAAAGTCCAAATAAAGAACAAACAGCTATTGTCTATGATTTATTGGCAGAAGGACCAATTGCTGGTCTAGTAAATGATCTTTCCTCTGTATACTATAACGACGTTCCCTTAATTGATTCAGCAAACAATGATATTTTAAAACCTCGTAAATTTACAGCAAATACAACAGCAAATAACACTTCAATAACAGCAACTGAATTTGGAGTAATTCGTACTCTTAGTTACAATAATAGATCAGGTCTTGGTATTGGTGGTAGAGTAATTTCTATTACAGGTGCAGGAACAAAAGGGACAGGCATAGCAAGTATTACTGCAGGTTCCTCTAAAGTTACAACTTCTTCTAATTATTTTACTCAAACTCTTATAGATAATCAAGCAAAAGGATTACCAGTTTATGTACGTATTACAGGAGCGGGACCAGGCGGTCAAGATCTTGTTTGTGGGATAAAAAAACGAATAGGAGATACTTCTGCAGAACTAACTACAAGAGCATTTACAACTGTATCTGGAGTGGACATTGTACAAGACCATATTACAGTAATTAATTCAATATCAGGAAATACAGCAACATTATCAAGTGCTCCTACTACCGCTGTAACAGGAGCTATCTGTGTTGTATCAGGACCTAAACTAGACAACTCTGCACAATTAACAAATTTTTCTCATGTCTCCTTTGGATTAAGAACTGGAGAAATTCTCCAGTCTCCGCTAGCCGTTCCAGGATTTTCGGGTTCTTCTAGTACAGTTTATGACGCAAATATACAAATAAGACAATCGGATTTAGCAAGTGTACCAGGTTTATCTGCATTAGGCACTAACTATAATGGAACAGGTGGCGGAACTCTGAATGGAATTGATGACCCTGGTAATGATGGTCAAGGCTCTGCTTCAGATACTGTGTTAACAGCAGCAGCCATGGGAGTTTCAAATCCTCAAGAGGTAGACGAAGTACATCTTACTTTTAGTTTTCCAGAAATGCACGCATTTAAAAGCTCAGGAGCAAAAGGTTCAAGTTTTGTTGAGTTTCAAATGTTTTTTGAATTCACTTCTGATGGTTTAAATTATACGAGTGCCCTAGCTTTTGGACCTTCTAATGCTAGTATACTTTCAAGATCAGATTATAATTGGGGGAACAATGTAACTTACGGAGTAAGAAAGACAAATAGAATAATAAATAATGGATATATAAAACCTTCTAAAGCACAATACTCTGAATATATTGAAGAGTTTGTAATGAATGTTGAACAATTTCAGCCTTTTACTAATTATAGAGTTCGTATACGAAGAATAACAGATGAAGATTTTAAAGATGGTAGTTTTCAACATAAAAATAAATCATACTTAAAAACAGTAGAGAATATAACAAAAGATAGGTTATCATATCCATACGCTGCCTATGCAGCAAATGTGTTTAATGCAAAAGATTTTAGTGGAGGATTACCAAGTAGAGCATATAAACTACGTGGAAAGTTAATACAAGTTCCTACTAATTATTTAACAAGAGATGAAAGTTCCGATGGCACTGCAAAATATACACGATTAGTTGGGGGCTCTGCACCTAATTATACTGTATCAGAAGAAGCTTCTTATCAAACTTGGAATGGAGCATTTCGAGGAGATAGAGATACATGGGCAGAAGGACATCCAAATAGAGATTTAGTATATTGTAATAATCCAGCTTGGGTATTTTATGATATTCTTACAAATAATCGTTATGGAGTAGGACAATTTGTTGACAAATCTCTTATAGATAAATATTCACTTTTTGAAATTGCAAAATATTGTGATGAACTTGTATCAGATGGAGAAGGCGGACTAGAACCTCGATTCACAACTAATCTATACTTAGATAAAACTGCAGAAGCAACAAAAGTATTACGAGATATTGCAAGTATATTTAGAGGAATGGTACTTTGGTCAGAAGGAGAAATTGTAGCGATTGCTGATAGACCAAAAGAAATTGTTTATACTTTTACAAAGGGAAATGTTGAAAACGGTGTATTTACATACGAAGGTACAGGAGATAGAGTACGAACAAATCAAGTAAAAGTAACATGGAACGATCCAAAAGATAACTATCGACAAGCAATTGAATATGTAGAAGATCATCAAAATATATTAAATACAAACAGACTTGTACGAGAATCTTCTGTTGCTTTTGGATGTACTTCTCGCGCACAAGCACATAGATATGGTAAATGGAAACTATTATCTGCACAACTAGAAAAAGAGACAGTTAGTTTTACAACAGGATTAAATGCAATTGGATTAAGACCTGGAGATATAATTGGTGTACAAGATGCGGATAAAGATGGATATTCTTATTCTGGAAGAGTATCTAATACCGGTACAAAAAGTACTACAGTAATTCCACTTGATAGAACAATAGCATTACCTTCATATGCAGCAGCTTTTCCTCCACAATTATTACTTATATATCCTGAAGGAGGATGTTATCTTGAACAAGAAGTCGCAGTTATTAATACAGTAACTTATCATAGAGGAGATCTATTATTAGAAAATCAAAATGGTACTGCACTTGATACTCAAGAAGAAGCAGCAAACTTAAAAGACGATAATGGAGACCGAGTACTTAATTTTTGGTCAGAAAACGTAAGAGTTGAAAAACAGAATATATCTACAAGTGCTGGAAATGTTTCTAGCTTAACAGTATCTTCCGCCTTTAGTTCTATTCCAGATGCAGAAGTAATTTGGGCACTTCAATTATTTAATACTGATGGTACTCCGAAAACTGGAACAACAAAAGAGTTTAAAGTCATTTCTGTAAAAGAAGAAAAAGATGAAAAAGTACAAATAGTAGCTGCAGAATTTGCAAAAGGAAAATTCGGAGCAATCGACAGAGGTTATACACTTTACAGTGTACCTGTAGATGCAAACCCTGATAGGGATGATGTAATACCAGCGCCTACAAATATAGTTGCAAAGGTAGAGCCTATGAATTCCGAATCACCAGATTTAGGAGAAACTGTAGACATTGTAACTTCTGGAGGAGCTAAAGTAACCGTTAGTTGGAATGCCCCTCTTACAAGCGATGGTTTAAAATATAAAAATATAGCAGGTTTTGAAATAAAACATAATTTTAGTGGAGGGTTTGAAACCGAGATTACAAATGGGGAAGATCAGACTTTTGTATATGATAATGTTAGCATTGGCGAATATGAAGTTCATATACGAACAATTACAACTATAAATACATATTCTCGATGGATCGTTCGATTGGTAGAAGTAGGAAAAAATGAAATTCCTTCTTTTTCAGGATTTAATAAATCTCAAATACCTGTTGGAGGACAATTCAATCAAGCTATCTCAATTGATTCAAGTACAGGATTACTAGAAATTGGTTCATCAACTTATAACTTTATAGGAGTAGATGGAACAGAGTATATATTCTCTGGAACTGGAACTGGAAATTATCAGCAGTCATTTGCAGGTATGGGAGCAAGCGCAACAGCTTTTCTATTATTTGATGCAGATGCAACTTCAGATCATTTAAAAGCAGTAGAATTAATTTCAGACTCAAATGTAAGTCCTGCTGTAGAATATTATGCAGAAGTTGGAGCATCTAATAATGGACTTACACAAGCAAGTGGAACAATAACTGTTGCTCAATTTTCAAATCAAATTGATGGAACAAGTACAACTTTTACAAGTGATTTTGCTTCTGGAGATTTAGTAAAACTTGATAATGGTACAGCAGCTCAAGCAACATATGCAAGAGTACAGTCAATTGAAAGTGATACACTTATGTTTATTGATCTTGTCTCTCAACAAGCTTATAGTGGAGACGATATTTATAAACAAAGTTATAAGCCCAATATATCAAAAGATTCTATTATTGCAGAAATTATAACAAATGGATCAACCGAATACTCACTAAATATTATATATGCTATAACAGCTGGTATTGTAGGAGCAGACGGAGCAAACGGTCCAAAAACATTAACACATTTTGTATATTTTCAAACAAGTTCAGCAAGTGCACCTGCAACACCTTCTGCAACAAGCTATACATTTAGTACGAATAGTTTTTCAGGTTTAACAAGTGGTTGGGCAACAACTCCACCGACTTTTGCTGCTGGAAATACAAATAAATATTGGTATTCGTACTTTACAGCAGAAGAAAATACAGCAGGAGGAGATACGGCATCAGGCGGTAATCTTAATTTTTCCGCTTCTGTACAAGGAATAGGATTTAGCGGACTTGTAACCTTTACGGGAACAAATTCAATAGATGATGGTAGTGGTAATTCTTTATCTTTTGGCTCTTCTGGTACTACAACTATTGATGGCGGTAATATTATTACAGGAACACTTACAGCAGATAAAATAAATACAAGCAGTATAACACTTAATAGTTTTACTAATGATAGTGGATTTGTAAATTCAAGTGGAGCTGCTGCTGCTGCCCCTGTACAGTCCGTTGCAGGATTAACAGGTACAGTAACAACTGCGAACTTGAGTTCTGCAGGATTGTATTTAACTAGCAATCCTTCCGGCTTTGTAAATACATCGCAAGCTGCTGCTGCTGCTCCTGTACAATCCGTTGCAGGATTAACAGGTACAGTAACAACTGCTAACTTAAGTTCTGCAGGATTGTATTTAAGTAGCAATCCTTCTGGCTTTGTAAATACATCGCAAGCTGCAGCCGCCGCCCCTGTACAATCCGTAAATGGGGCAACAGGTAGTGTAAGCATTACTGCAGCAGGATTAAGTATAAACACTAGCCATGTTTCAGGACTAAGCGATGCAGCAACAACAAGTGTAGCAACAATAAGGGATGGAACAACAGCAGATGATGTAGGTTTAGGATCTGTTTCAAATTTAACACCTGCAAATCAAGTCGCAACTGGATGGAATACTACAATCACAGCGGGATCAATATCTTTAGGTAATAATACAGGAGCAAGAATTGTTTTAGATGCGACTTCTTCAGCTCCAAGAATACTAATTTACGATTCATAATTATGGCATCACGAGTTTTATTAGGCGAAAATCAAAACGGACTGTACGGACTCTTTATTTCTAGACCAGGAGATAATGTTTTAAGTCCGAGCACCCCTTTACTATTTTCTTCTGAAGTTACTAATTGGTCTGGGCAAGTATATGCAGGAGGTCAAGCTTCTTCCACTACAGGAATAAATTGGTCTGCTACAAAAGGCTCAATTTCAATAGCAAGTACAAATATTATACCTCTTGTAATTTCAGTAGATGATCAAATAGGAAAATATAGAGCTGTTGGACCTTCAAGTTATTTCGGCTTTGATATTAGAGATCTTAGCAATCAGTCAACTTTTGAAACAACTACAACAAACATAAATCCAGTAAGATTTATAACTTTAAATCCAAATTCAACAATTGTAACAGAAAGCATGGGAACATCACGAACATCTACAAATTTAAAATTTTTTGTATTAAAAATGCCCTGTGCATACGGATATATGTCTAGCACATATATGGCACCTTAATTATGGCAGCACGAGTTTTATTAGGAGAAAGCACAAATAGTAACTTAGGACATTCTTCTGGAAAGTATGGACTTTATGTTTCAAAAAAAGGAACAGACGTTACAACTTGTACTAAAGAACAACTACGATTCAATACAGATAATGTGGGCTTTAGTTCAGGGGCAATTGATGTAGGATTTTTTCAAGTAGTAGGTATAAGTTCAGGGGGAACATTAGTTCAATCTGCGAGTTTAAGTATTTCTGCAAGTTCTTCAGGATCTGTATCTATTGACAATATTGGGTCAGGACACTTAGCATATGGAACTGTAACAAATACTTATACTGCAAATAGCAATGCAAGTGCTGCATATAAAACAAGTTTTTCTGGAACTACAAGTGTATCTTTAACGAATTCAAGCTTAGCAGACCCAGATATAGGAAGTTTAACAAATGTAGGAGTAACAGGAACAGTAACAGTCTTTAAAGGCTTCAACTCTTCCGCAGCATTATTTTAATTATGGCATCACGAGTATTACTAGGAGACAATGGGGACGAATATGGATTATACGTATCCCAAAACAATGATAATGTATTAAGTCCTACAAAACCTTTAGCATTTGATAGCCGAGCAGTAGGATCTTTACCTGTACATGATTATGGTCAAGGAATTCTTTCAGCTCCAAATACGACTCAGGCAAATCCCTTTGCAACAGATAATGGATTACCTATATTATTTGCAATTTCTCTTTCTTATAGTCCTCTGTTTGCAGTCAGATGGTGTTACCCGGGTGATATTAGTAATGGAAAAGCTGTAAGAGTTTATAATAATGCATTTTTTCAAAGTGAAGAACCGCAATTTGCAGTAAATCCAATAACTGAACAAGAGTCTGAGTGGACAACATATAAACAACAAGGAGTATCAGTTACCTGCACCTATGAAGGAATTTTTGTAAAAAATAGACACTCAGGAAAAACAGTAGTAGTAGATGTAGACACTCTAGGAGTTGCTCCTAGCTCAGAAACAGGTACAGGAAAAACAGCAATATACTATTCATGGATAGTATTTAAAGTAGAAGATTTTACAGGAGGATTAGGAGTATGACAACTTACAATTTATTTTATGATTCAAATAAAAAAATACATTGGATCACGGATGCAGATTGTTCTGCAGAAATGATATCAGATCAACAAACAAATAACGGACTATCGCATATGACAGTAGAATTAGACGAATTAATACCTTGTGATAATCATTATGTAAATGATGCAGAAGATAACATTGTAGAGTATTCAAACTTTTCATTAACTGTTTCTGCAACAGAAATAGCTATAGATAATACTGCAACAATATCAAATATTCCTGAAGGAACAGAAATTATTATTCAAAAAGGAACTGAACATTTATCAACAGTGACAATGGATTCAACAGAAAGTCTAAATCTAGCAGGCACTATGGCAGGAATTTATAACTTAAGTTTTACTAAAGATAGGTACTATTCCACAAGCATTATTATTACAGTAGGAGGACAAACATAATGGACTTTAATTTAGAAAAAAATTCTGCAACTTACTCGGATAAAAGAAATGCTTTCTATAAGGCAGTAATTGAACAATTAGACGATTTATACCATGATATAGAAAATGGAAAATTTGGAGAGGACGCAAAAACATCAACTTTCTATTTAAATAGAAAAGCAGTAAAAGATAAATATCCTAAAACATAAGGTTTAATGATTTCACATTGCAAAAATAATACTTGACATCAGGTCTGATTTTTTGGTATAATTAATTCATTGGAGGTATAAGAAATAACCATGAGTGCAGGCACTTACAACATAAAAATCGATCAGGGATCAGATTTCTCGTTACAGCTTACTGTACAAGAAGATGGTACCGCAAAAAATCTTGCAGGCTTCAGTGCACGTGCACAGCTGCGACCCACAATCGATTCTAGTACTTTAACGGCTACGTTTACTTGTACTATTACAGATAGTGCAAATGGTATCTTAACAATGGCACTTCCATATACGACTACAGAGAATGTAGGAGTTGGACAATACTATTATGATTTAGAACTATATACTGCTTCTACTTCACAAAGACTAATTCAAGGAGCGGCTACTGTATCCGGTGAAGTAACAAGATGAGCCGAATAGGTAGTAATAGACTTGCAACAACTCAAGTCGTTGCAGCTCATCCTACAATTTCTATAACCGAAAGCGCACTCAATAATGTAGTAGCAAATATTACTACTACTTCGCAAACAATTGCAGTAGAACAATATTATATAAGTGCTATCGCAAGTGGTGTTTTATGTTCCGCACATAATACAATGACACAAGACAATGTTCAGGCAGCAATAGAACAGTTAGAATCACAATTTGGAAAAGGAGAAACTGATCCTACACCAGAAACAGAGCCCTTTTTAGATGAAGGGGATTTATTTTATAACACAAATACAAATCAGTTAAAAGTTTATAGAGGTAGTGGTACATGGGATATCCTTCTTCAAGCAGAAGGAGACATGGACACATTAGATGGGAGTACATTTTAATGGCAACAACAATTACAGTAGTAGAAGATATCACAAATGTAAGCGTTAGCGCAGTTAATCCTATAGCCTCATTCACAGCATCAGGACTAGAATTTACTCCTCATGCAACAATTACAGGCACAAACATTCAGGATGCTTTAGAACAACTAGCAGACCAATTTTTCAGAGGAAATGATGTACCAGATGCCTCAACAACAAATTTAGAAGAAGGAGATTTCTTCTATGATCTGAATGATAATCAGCTCAAAGTTTACAGAGAAACATCATCAAACGTTTTTCAGTTCGTACCATTAGCACAAGCGACAGGCGACATGGAAACAGTAGATGCGGGGAGTTTTTAGAACTCCATTAGGAAAATAAAATGGCAACAACAATTAAGATAAAAAGATCCACAGGTACTTCGGCTCCAAGTAGTTTAAGTGCAGGTGAGTTAGCTTATACAGGCGGAGCGGGTGTCCAAGGTGGTTCAGGCTCCAGACTATTCGTAGGTAATCCTGCTGATGGCGCAAATCTAGTAATCGGTGGTAAATATTTTACCGATATGCTCGACCATGTACATGGTACAAATACAGCAAGTTCAGCACTAATTGTTGACTCTAGCAAAAAGATAAATGAAATATTAAGTGGTAATATTGTAATTACTGGTTCAACTGATACTATTTCTACTTCAAGTGGTGCTCTTACAATTGCTCCTACAGGTAGTTTAGTTATTACTCATGGCGGAACAATTGATCTAAGTGGACAAGCTAACTCTGTAACACTTTTAGATAATTCCGCAACTGCTATTGACTTTAATGAAGCTGGTACTTCATACTTAACAATTGTAACAACAAATGGTGGTGAGAAAGTTGTAGTAGGAAAAGACACAACTTTTGCAAACGATATATCTTTAATTTCTGATAGCGCAGTTATAAATTTTGGAGCTGATGATGATGTAAGCCTAACTCATGTTGCCGATACAGGTTTACTTCTTAATGGCGCAAGTGAATTCCAATTCAGAGATTCAACATTAAGTATTGGGTCAACTACAGACGGACAATTAGACATTGAAGCCGATACAGAACTTGAGATTACAGCACCTACAGTTGAATTTAACACAGACAGTCAAATACTTGCATTTGGTGCAGACGGAGACGTAACACTTACTCATATTGCTGACACAGGACTCAGAATTAATGCTGGAATGGCAGTCCAATTTAGAGATGGTGCTCTTTCAATTAATTCTTCAACAGACGGACAATTAGATATTGATGCTGATAGTGAACTAGAAATAACAGCACCAATTGTAGACATTAATGCTTCAACATCTGTAAATATTAGTAATGATCTTAAACTTGACAGTGATTCTGCAGTTTTAGGTTTTGGTGTTGACAATGATGTAACTCTTACTCATGTAGCTGATACAGCATTATTAATCAACGATGGAATCGCAGTACAATTTAGAGATTCCGCACTTGCAATCAATTCATCTGTAGATGGTCAACTTGACATAATCGCAGATACAGAATTAGAAATAACAGCACCTACAGTTGAATTTAATACTGATTCACAAATCTTAGCATTTGGAGCAGACGGAGATGTAACATTAACTCACGTAGCAGATACTGGTTTATTACTTAATACCTCAAGTCAGATTCAATTTAGAGACTCAGATCTTAACATTAGTTCTCCAAGTGACGGAACATTAGCAATTGCTGCTGATGGTGAAGTTGATATTACAGCAACTACTATTGATATTAATGGTAATGCAGATGTTAGTGGAACACTCGGAGCAGGCGAAACAACTGTTTCTAGCTTAACAGTTTCTGATTTAACAAACAATAGAGTTGTTATTGCAGGAACTTCAGGTGCAGTCGAAGATGACGCCAACTTTACTTTCAATGGAACAACTTTAGCACTTACTGCTGGAATGGACATTACTGGGGACTTAGATGTTGATAACATTAATATTAATGCAAATACAATTTCTAGCACAGATACAAATGGAGATATAACACTTTCTCCAAATGGTACAGGTACAGTTAAAGTTCCTTCAGGTTATGATGATAGAAGTGGTCAAGATTCACTTACTCTTGTAACAAAAGGATATGTTGATGCTGTAAAACAATCTCTAGATATTAAAGATTCAGTAAGAGTAGCTTCAACAGGAAATGTTTCTCTCACTGGAGGTTCTTCAGATCTAGAAGCTGGTGATACAATTGATGGCGTAACTCTTGTCGCAGGAGACAGAGTACTTCTTAAAAATCAGAGTACAGCTTCCGAAAATGGTATTTATGTAGCAGTTGCTTCAGGTGGAACACCTGCTCGTTCAGATGATGCTAATGCCAGTGCTGATGTTACTTCTGGTATGTTTGTATGGGTTGAAGAAGGTACTTCAAACGGAGATCAAGGTTACGTACTTACAACAAATAATGTAATTACTCTTAATACTACAGACTTAACATTTACACAATTCTCAGGCGCTGGTCAAATAACAGCAGGGAATGGTTTAACAAAATCTGGCAACACAATTAATGTAGTTCCAGATGATGTAACACTATCTGTAACCGCAGATGAAATCAAATTAAAAGGTGATGTTACAACTACAGCACTTGGTGATTTATTGATTGGTAAAGCAACAGACGGAGGATATAAGCGTTTAGCAGTTTCTTCTGGGGGTGCAAATTATCTATTACAAATAAACGCTTCAGGAACCGACCTAGAATATACAAATACATTAGACGGCGGTACATTTTAATTAACTCTATATAGAGAACAGAATAAGGAGTCATATATATGGCACAAACAATTAAGTTAAAGCGGTCAAATACTGCTGGAAACTTACCAACTACTTCAGACTTAGCTCTAGGGGAAGTTGCAATCAACACAAAAGATGGTAAGTTTTTTCTTAGAAAACACGTTGACGGCACAGACAGTGGTGACGCTATTACTGCGTATGCTCCGCAGGGATTAAACGTATACGGCACTCAAACTTTTGAAGTAAAAGTAATTACAAAAACTGCGTCTCATCCTCAATTTGGAACTGGAAGTGCAAATGGTTATTCTATTGATGGACTTGAATCTCCTTTTATAGTTCTTGTTCCAGGAAATACTTATAAGTTTGACCAATCAGATTCTTCAAATACTGGACATCCTCTTGCTTTTTATTTAGAAGAAGACAAAACCACTTCATATTCAACAGGTGTTACTACGAATGGTACTCCGGGTTCTTCTGGAGCATACACACAAATTGTTGCTTCAACAAGCACTCCTCAAGTTTTATACTATCAATGTTCTTCTCATGCTTACATGGGGTCAGGTTCTTATACTCTATCAGACGCAATAGCAGATGGCAAAGTAGGAACAGCACAACTAGCAGCAAATGCAGTTACAAGCGCAAAAATCGCAGCAAACTCTGTAGACTCTAGTGAACTTGTAACAGGAAGTATTGATACTATTCATATCGGTGATTCACAAGTAACAGGCACAAAAATAGCCGATAATACAATTGCAACAGGAAATATAGCAGACAATGCTGTTGATGCTACAAAAATAGCTTCGAATAGTATTCTCACTCGACATATTGATGATGACCAAATAGGTATCGATCAATTAAATGTTACAGACGGTACAAGTGGACAAGCACTTACAACAGACGGAGCGGGAACTCTAAGTTTCTCTACAGTAGCATCAAGTTTATCGGGTGCTTCTGATACAGATATAACTTCACCTTCAA